AACGACATGGCTAAGATAGCTGGTATAAAAGTTAAAAAGAAAGCTCCAAGAGCTAAACGCCGTACTACTGGAATTAATGCCATGCCGGTTAATGATGGATGGCATGCATGTCACTATTATGTACATAATGAAGTTGAAAACCGTGAATGGGGTTCAATTGTAAAAGCATATATTAGTCAAAATTGGAGCAAAGAAGACGCACAGGCTGTGAATAGACTGCCAGACTGGAAAACTTCTATGCATAGTGGATGGTCAACAGCCGCCTGGTTGTTTGTTAATGATTTTGCAGATGTGGTGCATCCCGACTACATTACTGGACTTCCTAAACGAATTAATGCATTGGTTGAAGAAGGAAAACTAGTTGCGGAAGTTAAGAAATCAGCAAAGGCGTCTAAGAAACATATTCATGTCCCAACTATTCAAGAACGTCTTCAAGAAGCTACCATCGATAAATTAGAAGACATGGACAGTTGGTTGGACGATTGGATGCGTGACAGCAAAAAGAATCCATTAATTAAGCAAAATCCATTGCTGTATTTTAAAAAGCACGAAATGAATCTAGGTCATTTGCGTTTTGTTAGTGAGTTCTTTAAAGGTGCGCATGAAGAAATGCAGGAATTAAATAATTTACCTGCTCCTAAGAAACGTAATGATATGCAAGAACAGCTTGCAGAAGGATATAGCTCGTACAGTAAAAAAGAAATCAAGGAACTAACAGATTTTTATAAACGACTGTTTGATGCTATTGAAATTTTTAAAGCAGAAAGAAAACAGTCACAAACACCACGTAGAGCAAAGGTTAAAAGTGCAGCAGACCAAGTTAAGAAACTCAAGTTTAATCCTAGTGATACTAAAATTGGAATTGCTAGTATTAATCCAGCTGATGTTATTGATGCAACATGTGTTGTTGTGTTTAATACAAAAAACCGTAAACTTGGAGTATATTATGCAGATGATAATTGTACACTTAAAGTCAAAGGAACCACACTTCAGTTCTTTGATGAAAAGAAAAGTGTACAACGTACAGTACGTAAGCCAAGTGAAATTATGCCACAGTGGAAAAAAGTTACACGGCATAAGGTACCAACACAGTTTGGATATTTAAAAACTACTGAGACTAAACTTAATGGTAGGTTTAATGCAGACACAATCATCCTAAAAGCATTTAAGTAGTAAAATATAAATGCGGCGAGGATAACTTCGCCGCATAAATATTAACATGGCTTATAGAGATGATTTAATTAAAGAGATAGAACTACGTTTAGGTGGGCAAATGGTAGATGTGGAATTAGATCCTGAACACTACGATTTAGCTATGAATAAGAGTTTTGAAAAGTATAGACAGCGTAGTGAAAATGCTATTGAAGAAACATTTATTCCACTGCAAGTTATTAAAGATGTAGCTGAGTATACTTTAGCATCAGACATTATTGAAGTAAAAGATATTTACAGATATGCTACCGGCACAAGTTCAACTAGCAGTGGTGGTATTGAGCCATTTGAGAGCGCATACTTAAATAATTTTTTACTCAATAGTGGCAGAGCAGGCGGTATGGCAACATATGATGCTTTAGCGCAACACCGAGAAGCATTAGGACGTATGTTTGGTCAAGAAATTATGTTTACTTGGAATACTGTTAATAAAAAATTACTACTTCATCGTAAAATTAAATCTTCGGATGAAATATTTTTACACGTATATAAGCAACGTGGCGACGAAGAGATATTACAAGATAGTTATGCATCGCCTTGGATTAAGGAATATGCTTTAGCACAGGCCAAACTAATGTTAGCAGAAGCTCGTGGAAAATTTAACACAGTAGCTGGACCACAGGGAGGTACATCAATGAATGCAGACGCACTTAGAACTGATGCGTTTACAAGCATTGATAAACTAGAGGAAGACTTAAAATTCTATGCTGAAGGCAGTGCAGGTTTAGGATTTATTATAGGCTAAAATTATGAAGATTAATGAAGTAATTCAACCATTAACTGAAGAACAGTTTGATGAAAAAGCAGGTAAAAAAGATGCTTGCTATCACAAAGTTAAATCACGTTACAAAGTATGGCCATCAGCATACGCATCAGGTGCATTAGTTAAGTGTCGTAAAGTTGGTGCAAAGAACTGGGGTAATTCAAAGAAATGAAGATAACCGAAATCATAAACGAAGATTTACGTGCATGGTTTGGCAAAGGCAAAAAAGGCGGCGCTGGTGGCGGTGGCTGGGATGCATACAATACAAAAGGCGAACGTGTAGGTAAATGCGGAGATACAAAAAGCAAAGCAAAGCCCAAGTGTTTAAGTAAAAGTAAAGCTGCAAGCCTAAGAGCAAAAGGCGGCAAAAAAGCAATTGGCGCCGCAGTTAGTAAGAAACGTAGACAAGACCCTAATAAAAATCGCAGAGGCAAAGCTAAAAACGTAAGCAATACCAAAGGGAAATAATAGTGCATACAAAAACTTGTACAAAATGTGGACATGCTTGTCATTGTGACAAAGTAACTTGTCCTACCTGTGTAAATGATGTATGCGGACACTGCGATTGCAAAACAAAATCTTAGTTGACATTTGTATATAAATCTGTTATCATAAATTATGAAATTAAAATTACTTGTAATAGGCCATGGACGTCATGGCAAAGATACAGTTTGTGAAATACTGAGAGATCGGTATGGTTATACTTTTGAAAGTAGTAGTAAGTTTTGTAGTAAACTATTCATATATAATGACTTAAAAAACAAATATAACTATTTAAATGAAGAAGAATGCTATGCTGATAGACATAATCACAGAGCAGAATGGTATAATGCAATATGCAACTATAATGTAAAAGATGGTGCATCTCTAGGAAGAGAAATATTTAAAGAACATGATATCTATTGTGGATTACGTAACAAACGTGAATTCTTTGCAATGCAGAATACAGGCGTATTTGATAAGGTTATATGGGTTGACCGTAGTGATCATTTACCACCAGAAAGTATAAACAGTATGAGTTTACAACAATGGATGGCAGATCATACTATTGATAATAATGGAACATTAGATGATCTTGCATTTAATGTACGACAATTATTGACACATATTGATTCTTATAGTGTTAGTTAACTACTAAGATAACTACCGTAACCCCCTGGATAAATGGCAATCTTGTTAAATACATATAACATTATGTAAACAAAGAGGAGTAATGAAATGGCCTTAACGTCACCAGGCGTACAAGTATCGGTAGTTGATGAGAGTGCATATGGTGCACCAGGATCCGGTACTGTACCACTATTAGTTCTAGCTACTAGATCAAACAAAGCAGATCCAACCGGCGGATCGGCAGATAATATTGCGGCAAAAACTAAATCCACAGCCGCTGGCGAAGTAGTGAAAGTTACTAGCCAAAGAGAATTAACACAATTTTTTGGAAACCCAACATTTACCACAGTTGGCTCAACAGTTTCACAAGGAAGTGAAACAAGTGAATATGGTCTGTTAGCTGCATATAGTTATCTTGGACAAGGAAGCCAAGCATTTGTTGTAAGAGCAGATATTGATCTTGCACAATTAGAAAATAGTGCAACTGAACCAACAGCGCCATATAATATAGGCAACACAGTGTGGTTAGACACAGACGCTAGTAAGTATGGTATCCATCAGTGGAACAGCACAACTAGCAAATGGGAAAACAAAATACCAGCAGTACAGACTAATTATGATGACGCAGATATTGATGGTGACGTTAATACACCAAGCGGCGCAAGTGCTGCAACTGACGGAACATTCCTAGTTGTAACAAACGTTGATAACGAAATAGCAAATAGCGCAGGTCGTGGTATGAGTATTGAATACTTTTACGGCGTAGGCGGCGCATGGGAATCACTAGATTCAGATACTGCTCTAAGCACTGGTGAAGCTGTAACTTATGATGCACACTATAATGCACCAAGCTCTCCAGTAGCAAACGATGTTTGGGTTAAAACAACACGCCCAGGCAACGGTTTGGCACTAGCACTAAGCACACACAATGGCACGGCATTTACAACAGCTACAGTACAAGGTATTAGTACTACACAAGCTGATGGTGCAGGAGCCATTGGTGATTTTGTAGCACAAGACGGTTCAAGCACAACTGCATTATCCGCAAGCACAGCTACAGTAGGTGCTTATTTGTTAGACCAACTAGCAAATACCAAAGCTACTGTTGTTATTAGAGAAGTTATAACAGCGGGTGCAGTAGGCGATTTAACAGCAACTACAGTATTAGGACAAGCTGCAACACCAACTAGAACACTAGCTACAGGTACATATTGGTTTGATAATACAATTGATAAGTTAGATTTGTATGTAATTACAGCAGGTGAATTTTTACCAAAGTCAGCAACTTATAGTTCAACTGCTCCAACAGGTGCTTCTCTAAATGATATTTGGGTTGATACATCACTAGCAGCAGAAAACCAAACTAACGAACGTGCTTATCCACACATCAAAGTTTATAACGGAAGTGCATGGATTTCACATGACAATACAGATCAAACAACTACAACAGGCGTATTGTTTGCAGATATTACAGACGCAGCAGGCGATGCTACTAATAGTGGTAATGCTACAGTTATTAGTGGCGGTCCAAACCCAGCAGTGTATCCAAATGGAATGGTAGCTGTTAATATGGGGCAGAGTAAAAA